ATGACAGTAAAAGAATTGATTAAAAATTATCTCGAAGAGAAAGGTTTTGATGGCCTATGCTCAGATGATTGCGGTTGCGGGGTAAATGATTTATTTCCTTGTGGTGAAATTCCAGATGATTGTGTCCCGGCATATAAATGTAATTGTGATCATCATTGCGACGATTACCTGATGTGCTGGACCTCACACAAAATGGATAAATGCGTAATGGAAGATTAAAATAACAACGTCAGAAGGAGGGGATATGATAATCAAAAAAGCAGAATACAAAAAAGTAATGGTGGAGAAAAAACGGTGTATTTCTCCAGGGGTATATGGGTGTGATGAATGCAAAAAAGAAATTAAAGAATATCCAAACGAAACCGAAAGGTTGGAAATGACTATTTTTAAAAATTCAGATCAACCAGAATATTTACATTTCTGTTCTTGGGAATGTGTTTTAAAATATATTCCCAAGATTAAAACAGATTATTTCGTTACACTTCCTTATCTTTTTTTCGATTGCAATAAAAAGAGTAAGAAAGGCGGAAACGAACTTATTAGATTATTAAAAAAAAAGATAGGATAAAAGAAGAGTTATGAAGGATAACACAGAATACAGAATATTTCAAGTACCAGGCTACATCACAAAGATGACCACCATGTCCGGCGGTTCGGTGCGACTTCAGATTGACACACAGGAAGGACTAAAGCCGGAATCGGTGTCAACCCTAATGAATTACTTAAATCAACTCGGATGGTTTACGTTCAATGTCCATCAGATTGAGACAAAGGATATTATAGACCTCCCGCCAATAAAAAAAATCGACAAGCGAAGTAAAAGCCAGATACTACGGGAAGAGCTTTTCAAAGCATGGCGAAGAAATGACAGGGGCATAGAAGACTCCGAGGAATACTATAATTACATGATGGATGAGTTTATTAAACGCGTGGAGAAGCTGACATAGACCATAATCAAACAATCTTAGATAACAAAAAAATACACTAAAACAATCAAAAATAATTTGACTTTAGAGACATAATTCAGTAAGGTTGATGTATGGAGGATGAAATGGAAAAAGAAAATTACAGTAAAATTACGATCTTCCAGTGGGGATGCAAAACGGCTCCAGCTAGGAGTGAGCGCAGGCTCCGGTGGGCCGGGTTTAATATAGGCTCATTTAAACTTAGGGTTGGTTTTACTAATTATTTGTTTTGGAAAATTGTAACACCCTATACGTTTGGATTTATTGGTAAAAAAACAATCCAATTTTATGCGGGATTCTTTTCAATCGGTTTTATGATTGGTGATTAAATGACGGACAAAGAAAAAATACAAGCCATGTTTGACATCCGCTGTAAGGAAACAAAAGACCGTCCGGATTTAGCCGAGGCACGGGAGCGGATACGAGAAGACATGTTTAATAAATCATTGAGTTGCTATTGGTCGCTGTTAAGAAATTATAATGAGAGGTTCGGGGCGTGACGGACGGATATTTGCAGCAACTTTGGCGAAAGGCCGTTTTAATCCTTAACGGTAACCGTTGTGCTTATTGTGGAGCCGATGCACGATTTGCGAACGTCGAATGTCACCACATAATCAAGAGGCGTCACTCTTTAACGAGACACGATCCCTTGAACGGAATACCCGGTTGCATGGTGTGTCATAAATTTTTTCACACTAAGCAGGGCGAGAAGTTTATAGAAAAGCACATCGGGGAAGAGTTATACGCCAGATTATGCGAACTTGAAAATATACCCATTAAACAATATTTAGTCGATAACGGAATCACCCGCAAAGAGTGGGACAAAGAGCAGTATGATAAATTGATGGAGGTAATCAAGGGATGAATTATCACGAGGCGATTCTGGTTTCGGCGGTTGACCGATATTATGAGGCCGTGCAATATTCAGCACTCGATTACACCTGTCAAATTCTTTTCATCGTATCTGTACTGACGTTATTCTCTGCAATGTTTTTTATCCTGGGGCGGATGTATGAAAGGCGGGGATAGAATAATATACATAACCTTTGACGATCTCCGCTCCCTGATATTCCGTATCATTGACGAATGCCACGGACCAATGCACCAGGAATATTTTATCGACGATTCAGAGATTAAAAATACTATATTATTGATTTTGGACACACGGGAAAACGTGACAATAAATTAAGCCCCGGAATATGCGCCGTTGAATTTAAGGAGGGAGTGAATGTCATCATTAAGAGATCGATTCAAGAGAGAAACCGATAGTAGCGAACTAAGTCCAGGTATAGATATATTCAATGTCAAATATATCCGTTGGCTGGAAGATAAATTGCAAAACAGGGAATCAATGGCGCATGATGCCGTGTTCGCGGATTTAAAAGGAAGTTCAAGAGATAAGGAATAAATTAACTAAAAATTGGTGATAGAAAAGGGCGGTTATTTTCGCCTAACATATAGCGGGTGATCCGAAGCCGATTGACGGAAATAATTTAAAACGGAGGAAAAGCATCATGACAGAAAAAGGTAATGCGAAGGGTAACAGCGGTTTTGGATACCCGCTGTTAGGCGACGTTGTTTCACATGAAGTTAACCATGAAGAGTGTGTGAATTATAATAAATTGCATGTGTGTGTAAGGTGTGTTTATTTTTACAGAAATGGAGAAAGTTGCAATGACTTAGAAAGACTATTTTTTAAAAACAATGTCGCCTAACTAAACAGGGCAGGCGATCGTTTTAATGTCGCTTGCCCGTTGTTGTACGAAGTGGCGCAAATTACAGAATAAAATTTAAAGGAGAACGTGATGAAAAAAGTAGCAAGTTTTTATGATAACAAGGGGAAACTTTATGTTGATTGTACCGAGTGTGAAAGAGGCCATAACGGTTCTGATGAGGATAAATGTTCCGCCGGTTGGAGACTAAAAAAGCCTAAAATGGGGGGATGTTACATCGGAAGAATAATGCAAAATATTGATTTAACAAAAGCGGAAAGGCTACAATAAGTTTTGCGCCATTTCGTACAACAAATAATATCCGCATTGCGTATTAACTTAGATTATTTAATAATTTTATAAAATAATCAAAAATAACTTGACAAATGGGACATAATATATTATACTTGTAATAGTGAACCTTCCACGCCTTTGATCGGCTCCATGCCTGGATAAATGGTTGACGGGACGCGTTCCTTTAGCCTGCGAAATTTGGAAGGTATTTTCCTCCCGCCCCGGTGCAACGCCGGGGATGGGAAGGGAAAAAATGTCATGGAGGCGCAATTGGCTGACGCTAACCCCTTTTGGGGTATTTTGTTGGTTCGATTCCAACACATGACCATTGGGGCGCTGTAAATGGCTTCGCTTACAAGTAAGACCGACAGGAACCTGTAAGACATCGGTTCGATTCCGATAGCGTCCACATGATGAGGTAAAGTATGGCTACAAAAACAAAAACAGGGAGAAAGACAAGAAAGTACGGCCGGAAGAAAAAAAACCGGCACAAATGAGATATACACTTGAAAAAAGATGGATAAAAAATAAAGCCAGGCGAGCCGCCAAAAGGAAAAGGCGACTAGAGAAAAGGGCTTTAATTGCGGCGTGACAAATAGGGATGTAATAAATGGAAGTACAAATTAACGTTAAAATAAAAATAGGCAAGGGTAAAGAGGTCACCCTGTCGAATACTGAAGCCAGGGCTCTATATAACCAACTAAAAGAGATATACGAATCCCCGGTTTCCCCGTGGGTTATTTATCCGTGGAGATGGGAGTGGCCGTATACCTATTATCCCGTAACTCTAAGCGGTGATTCTACGACAATAGGTTATGATAAGGCTGTATAGATGGACTTTGAAGAACTCATAAACCGCATACTGTCAATACTCTTTTGGACTCTGTCCTCTGTAATAGTCCTGATAGTAGCTGTAAAGATAGTGGGGGTGTTATGAAAATAATAACCAAACAACACAAAATAGATAATATTACCAAGTCATGGTATAAGCAATACAAAAGATATATGACCCCTGGCGGCGATAAATTGGAAATATACGAAAAACTGCTGAAATTAGACCAACCGACAGAAGCGGAGATAATTGATATTATAGGCAATAAATCATGGACCGAAAACTACTGTGATGAGTGTGGCGAGGATTGGGAAATTTTAATCCAGATCGGCCAAGAACCAGACTATGAATCACGTACGGCAAAAATATGTCAATCATGCTTACGGAAGGCGTCTGATATTATTTTGTCAAGATAGTGGGGAGGCTATGAACCGTATAAAAAAAATAGCCCGTAATCAATGCAATTTTTATATTCATCAAATGGCTGATATAATGGATCAGTTAAATAAAAGTGTTTGTTTGTGTCCTGGCGTAGAAAATAGCGCATTATATCAAATTTACGAATTAGACCTTGTTGTAATAAACTTAAAACTTGCTGTTCTATGTGCTCTATTTAGAATTGACATGGGTAAACTATGAAATATATAAACACATTTATTATATCGATTTTGATTTCATTCTCCGGGTGTTCCGATCCTGAAATCATGGATTCTGTGGTTATAGAAAAATACTATACTCCTTCGAGTGTTGGTATTGGTAACAGTGTTTCAGCCGACGGAAAGTCCTCCATGGGTACAATAATTATACCCGAAAGTGCCTCTATACTGGTTAATGAAAACGGGGAAGCGGTATCCATACCGATTAACAAATCTCAATATGTAAACATAAACAAGGGTTCACGTGTCAAATACTGGAAGAAATGGCACGGCAGATATATTATTGATAATAAATAAACTATGACCGGTATTATAAAAGAACTTCACGATGTATATACTGATTGGTTTTTACACAAAGTATGCAAAAATATAAATAAAAACATAACCTTTGGTGATTACTGCGATATACTGAGAGCCAATGGCGTGAGAATAGATTAACATGACCGACATCATACTATATTACCTTATATGGTTTGTAATAACAACCTGGTATTCGATTCAAAAGGATGATTCCGGTCCTGAAGCACTTTTAAGGTATGAGATAACATTTATTATAGCCGCTATTCTTTATAAAGTATTTAAGTAAATTATAAAATAATAAAAATGAATTATAGAATTTAATAAAATGGCAGAATTAAGCGACAAACACAAACTATTTATAGCTGAATATGTGGCTAATAACTGCAATGCTACAAAAGCATATCAGGCGGTCTATGATTGTGATTATGATACGGCAATGTCAAATGGTCATAGATTGCTTAGAAATGCTGAGATAAAAGCCGAAATCAACAAGCAAATAAACGCCATACTTGACGACAAAGAAGCCCTCGCGCTCCAGGTTGTAAACGAGTACAAGAAAATTGCCTTTTCCGACATATCCAAATTTGTGGACCCGGTCACGGGAGAACCCACCGCAACAAATGAAACCGATACAACAGTTTTAGAGGCTGTCAAAATAAAGCACGGCAAAGACAATTCAACCATTGAATACAAGCTGCATAACAAAATATCGGCACTGGATGCCCTATCGAAATATGTGGTTGGATTCACTGAGAAAAAAGACATAACCATTACCAAGCTTGACGAGTTACTTGATGGACTCCGAAAACTATAATGTTTTCTGGCAAACAAAGAGACATAATACAATACGACAATAAGCACCGGCCAATCATTACCATTCTCGAAGGCGCGGTCAGGTCGGGAAAAACATACGTTAATAACTTTTTATGGATGATGCACGTCAAGGAATTTAAAGGTCGGGGCGTGAAGTTCATAATGACGGGTTATACAATACCGTCTTTGAAATCAAACGTTTTAGATGATATATCGGTGATGTTTAACGTTGATACATCGCTGGACAAGAATAACACTTTCAAGCTCTTTGGAAACACTATCCATTGTTATGGGACCGACAAGGTTGATTCGTACAAGAGAATGAGGGGTATTACCGCGTACGGTTGGTATGCAAACGAGATTACACTCTCGCACATGAACAGCGTGGATCAGGCAGTCAAGAGATGTTCGGGCGAAGGCTTCAGAATGTTTTTTGACACAAATCCCGACCATCCGCAACACCCTATTAAAATTGATTACATTGATAAATCAGATGAGGTGATGAGCAACGGGAGAATACGGGTTAAATCATGGCACTTTATCCTTGATGACAATACCACTCTTTCAGGGGACTACAAAGAGAACTTAAAAAAATCAATTCCATCAGGCATGTGGTTTGACCGTGACATCCTCGGTCAGTGGGTCGCAGCGGAAGGCATGATTCACCGAGATTTTAATTACGATCTGCATGTAATACCTAAAGACAAAGCGCCAAAAGATTTTAAAGAATATATCGCCGGGGTTGACTGGGGTTATAATCATCCGGGAGTTATCGGGGTTTATGGAATATTAGACGGTAAATATTACAGGCTGTATGAAATAGTTGAACGGCATAAAGCACCTGATTGGTGGATTGAGGAAGCGCTAAAAATACAGTCAAAACATAAAGGTATAGTTTTTTATGCTGACCCATCCAGGGCCGATTTAATAGAGATGTGGGAAAACGCCCAACTTAATATTGAGCGGGCCGAAAATGCGGTATTTGAGGGACTAACCACGGTAGGAACTCAGTATAAAAATAATAACGTCGCCATCGTAAAAGAACATAACGCTAATCACCTTTCAGAAATTTTTTATTACAGATGGAAAGACTCAATGAAAGAAGAGCCAATAAAAGAGAAAGACGACTCAATGGATAGTGAACGATATGTAATGCACACTAATGAAATGAAAAAGTTAAACCAGTATGCTACAGTAGTGAGGTACTAATGCAAGTTTTTACCAAAGAAATAAGCAATGACTATATAACGTGGCCGAATAAAGACAAGCTGACCGTTAAAGAGCTGGAAAGTGTAATCAATGGATATAGCGCATCTAAACAGGCCAATTTAATAAACAACTACCAGAAATATTATGAGTCAAAAAATGCCGCTCTCGTTAATAGAGTGGTTGACCGGGAACAGCGCAAAAAGACGCCCAATCATTTTGTCCCATCCGCTTATTATTCCACAATCGTTGACACTATGGCTGGGTATATGTTTAACAACGTGACATACTCACCCAAAGAGGAAACCGATCAGGCTTATATTGACGCACTGTCTATAATACTTGAAGACAACAACTCCGAAGTTAAGGACATGCAGACGGGTGTACGGTCCCTTGCGTATAACCTGGGAATAGAACTTGTCTACACTGTAGGGGATGGCACAAAACCTGCAGAGATTAGATTTGTCTCCCTGGACCCCAAGGAGTGCATTGTAATATGGGACAACTCAATCGAGTCTGACGTATTCTGTTTTATCCGCCGGTACGGATCAGAAAACGAGGATTACGATTATAATGTAGACGTAATATATGCGGATCAGTGGGAATCGTACCGCATGAAAAACAACGAGCTGTCACAAAAGGATGAACCGAGGGCTTTACTTTTTAACGAAAATCCAGCCTGTATATACAACGCCCAACTGCTTAATATTTATTCACCCTTCAATCAGATACTACCCTATATCGACGCCCTTGATTATATCATTACGGGTAACGCTAACGAGATTGAAAGGCTGATTGATGCCATCCTGGTACTCGGAAAGTCAATTAAGCAGGAAGACTTAGAACACATGGACGAGTGGAAAGTTTTACAGGGTATGCAGAAAGAGGACCGGGCCGAATACATAACAAAAGACGCCTCTCCGCAGTTTAGGGAATACGTTTCCAAGCTCCTGATAAATGAAATACATAAACATTCTCATGTTATAGACTGGTATTCTCCCGACGCCGGACTTACTGGCGAGGTAAGCGCTAAGGCTTTAAAGACCCGCCTTTTCGATATGGATATGTATTCCAATCGAATCGAGAAAATATACCGCGAGGGAATCAAAAAAAGAATCAGGCTTATAAATCACCTAATGTCTATTAAGGGTCTTCCTGTCGGGAATGTGTCAATTGAATTTAACAGAACACTCCCGATGGACGTAGAAGATAAAGCCGTGCCTCTTGCCGGTGTTGATTTTATCAGCAAGCAGACAAAGGTTGAATTGTGCGGCCTGGACTGGAATCAAGAATCAGAAAGGCTTAATCAAGAGCGCGAGGAGTCAATGGAATTTATGGAAGACGCCGCCCCGCAACTCGTAAAGGACGAGACGCAAGATAAAACCGAGGACGCCGCTTGAACTGGGCTGAATTTCAATATGCCGCCTACACGCTGACGGAGGACGAAGTCAAGGCGATGTCACGCAAAGTCATGCAGACTTACCGTGACGCCATTAAATCCCTGTCTGACCAATTGCAAGCGGTATATGCTACACTTGCCGGTGTGGACCCGAAAGAATATTATAACACAATGATTAAATATGATAGACTAAAGAATCTGCTTGCAAGCGTAAGGGCTGAATATATCGCCTATTCAAAGACGGCACAAAGGTACATTGAAGCGTCGTCCTATATATCATTTTCAAATGTTTATTATCGCAAGCTATACGCCGCTGCATGGACCGGGCAAGAAATAACCGTTGGTATAATCCCGCCAAAACTTGCAGAGCTGGCCATCTACGGAATCGAGAAACAAAAGGACAACCTCAGACAATACATTATTGATAAATATGGCTCTCCTGGGAACTACCAACCGAAGGCGGGAACGTTCCTGTCATTTATTAAGGCCAACCGAATAAACGAAATCAACAAGATTGAATCCGCTATAACTCAAGGGCTACTGCAGGGCAAGACGTACCCAGAAATGGTAAAGTCGCTTAAAAAGGTCATCGGCCAGGAGCTTGTTAAAAATGGCAAGGTTAATATAACCGGTGCAAAATATAACGCTCTCCGAATAATCCGCACCGAATCAAATAGAACTATGAACGCCGGTTCGTACGCCGCCACAAAATACCTTGACTCTCAGGGAATAGAAGTTAAGCGCATGATGGTGTCAACTCTCGACACTAGAACCAGGGCGCAAAGTGCAAGCATAGATGGTCAGACCGTGGGAGTTGATGAGCCTTTCAAATATCCCAACGGGGCAACGGCAATGTATCCAGGGACCACGGGAAACCCCGCCTATGACATAAACGACCGGGAAACCGTCATCGATATAATTCCAGGACTTGAACCCGTGGCGAGAATCGGCAGAAATCCAGTAACGGGCGAAAATGAGGTATTAAGCATGAAAGACTTTTCAACGTGGGCCAAAGATAACGGCCTGAAGAAAAACGTATACGGTGAATATTATGGATAAAGAATTTATCAAGGAAATATGGATGAACATACCAAGTGAAGATGAAAGAAAATCGCTTGTATGGATTTTTGCTAAAAACGGAATAAGATGCACAACCATGCAAGAGGTGGGCGGTGGAGATTGGCATGTTGTTGCGGAAATATTGAGTAAAAACATAGGCTCCCATTATGGTGCTACCGTTACAGTTAAAGGTGATTAAAATGGATCGTGAACTAGAACTCGAACTGCTTGTATTACTCAGGGGCTACATTGAAGACATTACCGGGCATGAGTGTATCGCCTATATTGAGGATGACGACATTTTGATTTCCTGTGGATCAACAAGAATATTAACCGATAAGGTGATTTTTACGGATGTCATGGGGGATTTGGTCACCTTCCATTCTGATGGCTTTATTTATCGCCGTGAATAAAAAAATATTAGAGTATTTAAAAAATTTATAAAATAGTCAAATAGTACTTGACAAAATTAAACCGAGGTGACATAATGACAGCAATTAACGAGAATCAGGATGTAAATCAGGATTCTACTCCCACGGATCAGGCTATCCAGCAGGAACCGTCAAAAGAAATCAATGTCGAGGAGCTTGTCTCTAAAGCCATTGAAGACGTCAAAGAGAAATTCAAGACCGAAATATCCGGCTTGAACCGCAGAAACTCAGAGCTTGAAAAAGAGCTGAGAAAAAAAGACCTAGAAAAACTTTCCGAAAAAGAACGCATCCAGGCGGAGCTCGATGAAGCCCGCGCGGAAAAAGATCGTATCGAACATGAAGCCCGTGAAATTGTCAGGGGCCGAAATGTTGATAAAGCGCTGTATGATGCGGGACTGTCACAAGAATTTGCAAAGCGCATCATAGGCGATGACGAGGAAAGCATAAAGGCCGATGTCAAGAAACTGAAAGAATTTATGTCCGCTGAGATTAACAAAGGAATTGAGGCGGAAGTCAATAAAAGACTTGCCGGGAAAGCACCCGAAACGGGCGGACCCGTAGAGAAGGGCGACCTTCAAACATTCTTTGATAACGCCAAGAAAAACAATCGAGGACCGGAAATGGTCGCAGCTCGCAGGATGGCGTCAAGTCAAGGGATTATTTTACAAGAATAATATGAGGTAAATTATATGTCTAGCACAGCCGCAGTTGCACAAAGTTATAATGATACTAATGTTCTCGGTCAGGTACTTTCAACCGGGGCCGCAAATAATACCGGAAAATTCCTGGCCGCCATTGGTGGGCTTAACGGAGCAAGACGCGTTCAAAGTCAATCTTTTGATATGGGCGCTTATAATGCTCTCGATACTCCCTCTCAAAACGCTATCGACGAAACAGCGTCTTTGACTGCCGGAACTCCTCAGTTTTACGCTAAGTCTCAAAAGGAAAATGTGTGTCAAATCCAGAAAGAGGAAGTACAAGTTTCCAACCTCAGGCAGTCCGCAACACAGCAGATTTCATCGTCTACTTTTTCAGGTATCGCTCCCACTGTTTCCGAGTTTGACACACAGGCCGCGCTGAAGATTAAACAGTTTATGGCCGACTGGGAATATGCCTGCCTCCGGGGAACGTATGTTGCCAGGTCCGCCGTTACTACCGATGTAGCCATGGGCGGGCTTATTGACTCAACAATAGGAATAAGCACCAACAAAGTAAACGCATCGTCCGCCGCGCTTGACAAAGACATGATAGATGAGCTTCTCATTTCCATGTCAAACAATGGCGCTCCCATGGAAAGGCTTGTCCTGGTATGTGAAGCTAAATACAAAAAAGCCATTTCTGAGATTTACGGTTTCGCTCCCCAAGCTCAGAACATCGGTGGAGTTAATGTTGAAACCATCGTTTCCGACTTCGGTAATATCGGTGTTATCATGACTAACTGTATGTATGATTCGGGCCTTGTAATCGCTGCCGACCTCGCGTATGTGCGCCCCGTAATACTTCCCGACCTGGGACAAGACATTCTTATGCGGGAATATATGGACGGTGGTTCTGCCATGAAAGGATACATAGAGGGTTTTGTCAGTGTAGACTTTTTCCACGAGTCTTATCATGGATCGATTTACGGCATCGACTAAGATGTCTTAACAGAACGAACGGCGGGAGTAATCCCGCCTATGTTAAACTAAGGAGAAAACTAATGGCCGCAAAATCTTATAAACAAGCAATACGGAATCCCGAAATCAGGCGTTGGATTGGGGATAATATTGCGATGAAAGGACTTACCGCAACAGCCGCGACTATTTCAAGATATCGGCTTGTTGAAAAATACAACGCTACAGTCAGAAAAGCATCTGAACAATCAGCCGCCGTAATAGGTGTTACGCGTGGCGATGTTGCCGCGTCTTCCGGTTCGGTGGAGGTTGAGTTTGGATGTGTTCCCGTTTATCTTGCCAGTCCTGTTACTATTCTTGACGAGCTTTCTGCCAGGGCCAACGGAATGATTGCTAAAAAGATGGCGTCACAAGTCACTCTTGTAAGTGCGGAGGCGGGCGGGAATTTTGCCAATCAGCCCACCGGTGATGGGATAGAAATTGTATCTGACGCCGCCGGTGACACCACGCAGACTATTACAATTTATGGGACCATTACCGGAGCCACTACCACGGTAACGAGTGAAACAGTATCACTCAATGGCACTACTGCCGTTTCAACCACTACGGTTACATGGCAAAATATGCTCGGTGCGAGTCTTTCCGCCGCATGTGCGGGAACCGTAACGATAAGGGAAGCGTCGGGAAATGCCGCCATCACTACCATAGCGGCGGCATCTACGACTGCCGGGATAGTCACGCCGTCTACTACCAACGGATATGGTCTTGTACTGAGACATGACGCGAGCGACACAAGCACCGCACCTGTGGGGATTATAGGAACCGGCGTTGATGGTTCGGCTCTCACTCTTGTTGATGCTCTCAATGGCACGACCGAGGAGGATCACGGGGCAACAGCTTTTGCAACGGTTACCAGTGTGTTAATAGGCGCGGTTGCTTCTACTGTAAATGTAAGTATTCTCACTAATGAAACCGTGGATAGCACTACGGTGGGAATGGCACTGGAAACGTCAACCGCTGCCGGTGTTGTTAAGGATTGTTTAATAAAACCCTATTGGTTCTAAATGAATCTTAATCTTATTAGCCAAACAACAGTAAAAACACACCTCGGCATAGACTCGGTTGAGTATGACACGCAGATTACCGCGATGATTCCCGTCGTTTCTGCCGACGTGAGACGGATATTAAACAACGAGTTTGACCGCTACTGTCTAGCGGTCTTCTCGTCGTCCGCCGCAACTATCGACTTCGGGCTTGTTTCTCTTATGAGAGATTTAGACCCCAGGGCAATGGACCAAAAATTAAAACTCGGTACTGTTCTGGTCCATGACTATTTGCCGGATGATACCTATTTACAGAGCTATAATCCTACAACTAATATTTTCACACTCTCGGCCACTCCTACGGGGACGGGTGATTATGTGTACCCAACCGTCAATATATCTCAATGGCCGACCATCGCTAAAATGATATGGTATAAGATCAGCAAACAGAACACGACGAGCGTTAACGATGCAAAATTAAGCTCCTATTCTTTCGGACCCATATCAAAGACTTTCGCGGACTCGGAAATCAACAAGAAATACAACTATCCCCAGGCGTTAATTGATGACCTGGGAGTCTCTTATATTGAGGTTGGATAATGGATAAATATATAAACGGCGGGCGCTATTTTTCTATTGTATATCAAATTTCCGCACTTGCCGCCGCCGGTGCGGTTGAGCTTGGACTTACCGCGCCAGCCACGGGAAATATACACCTCCTCCCTTTTTCCGTGAGCACTTCGGCAAACACGGTGCAAGCGTCATTGTATGAAAATATTTCATATACGGGTGGCTCGGCTGTGACTCCCGTTAATCTTAACAGAAATACATCGGCGGCAGCTACACTGACAGCATCGAAGGGAGCAACGGCAACTACGAGCGGGACGCCCCTTGACACAGTGATGGCCACAACGTCAAGCGGAACGGTTAAAAGCTCGCTCCCTACTATCGTATTAGATCAGGGCATCCTGTATGTATTAGAGATTACCAATATCGGAGCAACAACGGCTACTAATGTTGATGTAGTGGTTACATTTTACGAAAGGGACGTTTAATGAGTATAGTCTCGGACCTGTTTCAATATGAGACCTCTGTGTCGGTTCAATTCCAGGAAAAGACACAGACCATATCAGAGGGCGCACTCGGTCCCGAAGTATGGAGTAATTATTTCACCGCTGACGGACTGTTCTTTGTCGGGGGAAGTGTTGAAAGAATCGTCGGGTCCAGACTTGCCGCAAGCGTTGACGCTGTTGTCCTCATAGACTACGTTGCAAAAACCATCCCCGAAGGCGGGAGAGTTAAGATCAATGATCTGTATTATTCGGTAGTGTATCCGGACAACGTGGCAATGCAAAACGAACTCTATGTCATATCACTAAAGAGGTTGAATGTCGTTTGAAGTGATTAAATACGGCGATCCCATAAAAGGCGCTGACGATGCAACGGAAAGCACAGTCCTTGCCACGGTTGCGGCTATAACAGCCCAGGCTAAACTTTTAGCGCCTGTTGATGATGGCCATTTAAAAAACTCGATCATGTGGAAAGTCCAAAAATCGAAGGGCGGCAACGAGGGCGAAAGGGAAATTGACGTCAACCCGCAAAAATTCGAGGGGTACGTGGGAAGCGCCGTTTCATATTCAATCTATCAGGAGTTTGGGACTAAGCACACCCCGGCACAGCCGTATTTAAGGCCGTCTGTATTCGTTGTTGAATCTCAAAAAATGAAAGTGGAAGTAACCGCCGAAAACGTCAACGCTATGAGAAAAGCAATGGGGGCCGGTCGTGTTCGGAAGTAGCGAGTTATGTGCCGCCGTCAACGTGTCAGCTATAACCGGGTTACTGGATTCTTACGGGACCGGGAAAGCGCTGTTTAACGACAATTTAATTCCCGAAGATTTCACGGGGAATAAATCAATCAATTTCTATATGGCTGGTCCATTGCTTAACCGTGAATATGAGGAATACCGATACACCCTACACTGTAGGGCTAAGACATACAAAGAATCCATTGCAATAGCTTATGCCGTACAAACTGCAATTAACAGAGTTAATTACTCAGACTATTATATACTTTGCGGCGCGCTGGCTACTATACCGCCCGCCGATTCTACAGACAATTACAATACGCCCGTCGAGGCGTTAATTAAAAAGAGGTAAATTATGCCAGTTCAAACAACTATAAAAGATTACATTTACATCCCCGACGGGACACAGGTACAGATTAAGGAATCGGGTGCGGGTGCATATACTGACGTCGGAGCGGTGGAGGGTGACGTTACGTGTTCCCTTGAATACGACATAAACAAGGTTGAATCGGGTAACGCCGGAATTGTTATTAACAATATCAAGAACATGAAAATGACCGGCGGGTTTACCTTGATGAATCTTAACCCTGTTAATATTGTAAGACTATCGGGCGGGATATTCTCATCTACAACCACGGCAGCCTCCGAAAATTCATCTATCCCCGATCAGACCGTGGCCGCAGGGTGGGAAACTAAAGTGCCGTATGAACTTGTACTCTATACATCTTCAACAGATGACACCAAACTGAAAATGGCAACGGCTCCCGCCGTGACAACCGTTACCCTTAACCACGGAACGCCTGAGGTGCTTGTGGCTGACGAAGAATATTTTATCGTTGAAGACTCCAATTCATACTCAGGGTACTCAATTGTATTTGTCGCCGCGAACATGGAGAGCGCAAGCCCTACGACTTACAGTATAACCATTGATTACGCCGCGAACACTCCGAGAGCCGCAACGACCATTTACGCAGGGTCTTCCACGGTAACCCTGGCCGCTGCTTCTATGAAATTCACCCACACTGACAGCAGCAGCTTAACGCGTGAGCTTGAACTTTTCAGTGTAACGCCTCAATCGGGCGGTATGCAGTTTAACTTTAAGGGTGCCACTTCGGACGGTGTCGAGACAATGCCGCTCACTTTTGAAGCAAACATTGATCCCGACCTCACCGATGGCCAACAGCTTATGAGCTGGACCGTAATGAACGGAGCCTCTTAATCCTGGGAGGGGTTTGAATGAAAAAGATTGATTATATACTGCTATACCGGGAGGAGGGTGAGCAAAAAGCCCTCCCTCTGGAAATTGATTTTGTCTCTAATTGGTGCATAAGAGAATTTAACAAAATAATGAAAGTCGCTTTCGACGTTCAAAACAAGTGGGACAAAATATCCGACATAACATCTGAAATGGCCGCCTTAAAATTCGACAAGCCCGACGGGTATCTTGACAAAATGATAAGGCTTGAATCGGATATGTCAGAAATGACCGCTGGTATTTTATCCCACGACTCGGAAATGGTAATTCAGAAACGTTTCGAACTCATCAAACAACTATTAAGCGATAACGGATACAAAGAGCCGTTTCTCTATGACTTCGATTTTTGGGATAGGTGTGTTGACCCGAATAACATCATTGAGTTTCTGACTAAATGTATCTGGAAGGACATGCCTAAAAAAAAACAGTAAGTGACTCAACTTTTCATGAGGACCGACTAATTGCAGCACTCAATAAATATTGGCGGCCTCTTGATATGGATTACTACTTACACAAGATGGACATACCGGCGACAAACAACGCGATTATCGCCGCTCAATTTCCCGAACACATAACAGGGTGGATATGGGAAGTTGAAAGAAAGCCTTTTGAAGTATTCGGAAAGAAAAGGATATAATGGCAAATATAGAACTTGGTCAACTGGTATGGAAAGTTACCGGGGATAATTCGGGCCTTAAAAAATCACTCACCGAGGCAGATAGAAGCGCTTCAGGTTTAGGGAGCACTTTTAAACGCATTGGCCCGATGATTGCCGGTGCTCTTGCCGCCGCAGGGATAGGCGCTTTTGCCAAAGAAGTTATAAAAGCCGCGTCAGATGCCGAGGAAACCGCGCAGAAATTCGGCGTTGTATTTTCGTCCATTCAAAAACAGGCGGGTGACGTAGCCCGAAACCTTGCCAAGAATTACGGCCTTTCTTCCACCGCCTCTAAACAGCTTCTATCAGATACCGGAGACCTTTTAACGGGGTTCGGGTTTTCTCAACAAGCCGCCTTGGATATGTCGGAACAAGTTAATACTCTTGCCGTGGACCTTGCGTCATTTACCAACTACGCGGGGGGCGCCGAAGGTGCAAGCGCGGCACTTACTAAAGGTTTATTAGGGGAGCGGGAAGCTCTTAAATCTTTAGGTATAGCCATAATGGACGCCGACCTTAAAGAGTTTATAGAATCACAGGGCAAGTCATACGAAACGGCAACAAGACAGGAGAAAGCACAGGCCACGCTAACCCTTGCATATAAACAATCTAAAAATGCCCTGGGAGACTTTGCCCGATCATCCGATTCCTTCGCTAATCAACAAAGAGTTTTGAATGCTATTTTAGAAGATACCAAAGTAAATATTGGCTCTCAGGTTCTGCCGGTTTTACGAATGTTTCAACGTGATTTAATAGACGCTGCCGGGGAGGTTGGAGAAATAGGAAAAGGACTCGGCTCATTTGTTGCTTACACTCTACTGGCCTTCAGAATTGCCACTTTACAGGTTAAAGCGTGGATAAGGGAAGCTGACGCCGACGTTGCCCGTCTTGTGTTTGAAACGGTTCGTAAAATGGCAGAACTCGCTAACGCCTTAGGACTTGAATCGGTATCAAAAGAAATCGCTAAGTCCGCGATGGGTATATATGCAACCTGGGCCGTGGCTAATGATGAGGCCACAAAGTTAAACAAGAAATTAAATGAATCTTTAACCGCATGGAAAAACGTCGGGAAAGAACAGGAAGCCGCCAAAGATAAGACAAGGAGTGTCGCCGCAACTACCGACGATGCCGCTAAAAAAACTGGCGATATGGAAAAAGCGTGGGAGAAGGTACGAAAGAAAATAGACCAGGTGAACCAAACCTTTAACATGGTAAGCCAGTCTATAACAGGTATATTATCGGGAGCCTCCGCCCTCACTGATGCCATATATCAAAAACGAATAGATCAACTTGACGCACAAATGCAAGCCGAACTGGAAGCCGCAGGAGTGGCCGAAGAAACAAGCGCGGAACAGGCTCAAAGGGAATACGACGCCGCCGTCGCTACGGGCGACGCCTTAGACATCGAGGAAAAAAGACGTGCTTTGGTCAAGGCACAAATTGAGGAAAAGTACCGCAAGAAAAAAGCAGACCTGGAATATAAAGCCGCTCTCGCTTCATGGCAATTTCAAGTTACATCTGCCACGCTTCAGATTCCCCTTGCAACGATGAACGCCATTGCGTCAGGCTTTCAAGCCCCGTGGTTTATGCTCCCCTGGTTTCCCCTTGCAATGGGTACAGCCGCCGCCGCCGCCGCCGGTCTAAATCTTGGTGCCGTGATTGCATCCAAGCCTCAGCCTCCTAAATTTGCCGAGGGTGGAATTGTACCAGGTACGAGCTTTACGGGTGATAAAGTTCCCGCCTGGCTTAATAGCGGGGAAGAGGTTTTAACCTCCTCTGATCCACGGCATAGAAATAATATTAGCGGGGGTCAAGAGGTTTACCGGGTAGTTGGTACGAGAAAATCCATGTTTAGTGAGCTAATGGACGCTATGGAAAACGGCGATTTGCTTATTCCTAAAAGGGCGGTGTTTACATGATAATACCTTATGACAATTTAGTGGGAGACGCCACGATCACGGCAAGCACTGAAAATCCTGATTATGATTTTACAACTGCTTTTAACGACAAGCGACTTTCGAGAGTGGGGAGGACAACCGACGATGATGATGAGTGGATCAAGTTTTCATTTACTGGAGCTGTGTCTGTCTCTTGTGTGTGTATTCTTGATAATAACATTTCTTCCAGTGCGACGATAACCTTAGAGGGGAACGCTACAGATGTATGGACAAGCCCGTCATTTTCGCAGTCCATAACAACGTCAGATTTGTTTGACGGGATATATTTAAAAACCTTTACGACTCAATCATATCAATACTGGCGATTATGGATAGATGACGCGTCCAATCCAGACACTTATATTCAAGTATCGCAAGTATTTCTTGGTACCTATACCACTTTCCCGGGCATGAATCCCGGCCTAATTGTGGGGCCGAACTCTAATTCTATCGCCACAAAGTCGCCATCCGGCCAGCTATACGGTGACAGGAGAATCCAGTCCCAGGGCGCAGAGATAAATTTTACCGATGTTTCAAACACCAATAAAATAGCGGTCCAGACTTTTACCACGGCGGTGGACGTTACTGAATGTTTTATCATGTGTATATGGGAAGATAGCCTGGACATACAAGCCCCGATTTATTGCTCGCTTATTGAGATACCACAATTCCAGCGGTCACAGTCTCATGGTCTTCTATGGAATTTTAGTCTAAAAATTGAGGAGTGTTTTTAATGCCACTTGATAAGATAAATAATTTCGCCAACGATGACACCGACATACTGGCACTACAAACCACGGTTGACGCGCTCTATCAAAATAGTTATTCCCTTACAGAGTACGACTCAACTACGGTCCCGGCAATCGCCGCCGGTTCAAAGATCGAGGTCAACGGATCTCTTTATCGTGCCGCCACAGAGGAAGCAATTTCCACGACGGACCCCGTGACATCTTCAGCCGTTGCCGATGGTACTATTTATATCTGCATGATTCCAAGTGGTGACGCGTCTACGTGTACAGCGGCATTTACGGCAACAGCCCCGACGTGGAGCGATTCTAAACAGGGATGGTATGGGACCGGGGATTATGCCAACTATAAGTATCTTAATTATGTAATAATAAAAGCAACGGCTTCATATAAAAAATATACCGGTGGTAAATTTAAAAATAGGTTTGTCCCTTATATATCATATAATGTCGACGAAACGCCGGTCAGCGCCTATTCGATTACTGGGATAGCTACAAGTTCCGAAACAATGGATGCACTTGGAGAGGTTGGTGCAGACTCGGTTACCATTTCAAAATCGGGTTTATATCTTATAAATATAAATATGAAAGCAACGTCTATTTTGTCTGCAAGCAGAAACGTAAGCATGTATGTAATAATAAATTCAAGTACATATCTTGATATTGGACAATCGACACCACCCGCTACTGGGGGGACCGAAGAAACAAACCTTAATACCTCTTTTATTTATAATTTTATAAGTGGGGATACCTTAAGTATAAACATAGCAACTTATAATAGTGATACACTAGGTCAATGTGGCGGCAGGGTGTCGATTACACAACTATACTAAAACTGTTTTTCTAAATACGGCATGCCAATATGGACTCCGGTTTTAACATAGTAAGAAGCAACCGAAATATATTTTATATCTTTATTGGCTATTTGATAGATTGCGTGAGGTTGTTTTACAACAGTTATCCATTGATTCCGGAAAACTTCCGCCCCTTCAAATTCAAAAACTCTGTCGTCAATGGTGATAATTCGGCCACTTTTACAGTAAATACTTTTTCCGGTTGTAATGCAGCCGGACATCAAGAAGGCAATCATGATTATAAACAGTGTCTTTTTCATAATTCAAACTCCTTTTTGTGATATATGATAAAATAATATAATAGAATCGAAAAGTCAAGTAAAATAATCAAATAAAATGGCAACTCCACAATATATATTATTATATGAATATGACGAACCTGTAACTATGGCTTACTGGTTAAGTGCCGGGGCGGGCCTGTGGTTTATCGTCATAACTCCCCGGTCAATTACTATCACTGACGACCAATCAGAGACCGGGACGTATGACTACGCCAATACAATAGTATATAATATCAAGTCACTCCGAGCCAACGGGATATATTACAGCCCGACAGAATCGGTGGCCGATTGCCTCTTGACGGACTCATCTTTTTATTATGATCCGGCAACTACGCGGCTTTATGTGCATTTTGATGACTTTGAACCACCGTGGGGATATAATATTTTCTTCGGTGCTGCCACTGGCTTTACTTTGGGGTCCAATGAGACATATTATTTCAATGACTCGTATTACGAGCCGATTATCAGCAAGATTTTTTCCGTGAGCCGGGAGAAAGACGCCGGATTTTACGGCCTGTTAAAATTCACATCGGGAAACGTGGACTTAATAAATCATGAAGGCACGTTTGACGATTGGCGTTCAAGAAATTTATATGCCCAACCATCGCGGATTTTATGGGGCCACGCAGGGGATGCTTACGCAGACTTACGGGCAATGTTTACCGGGTCGATGGGAAAGACTTCGAGAACATGGGAAAAGATTACGATTACAAACGAGGATATAAGAAAACGCCTCACACAAGCCCTGGCCGATAACCTCCTGACGCTTGCCGACTATCCCGACCTTTCCGAGTCCAACGTGGACAAGCCGAAACCAGTTGCCTATGGGTCGATAAGAAACGCTCCATGTATTTGTCTCAACGAAGAAGAAAGTACAAGCACATACACTTTTCTTTTACATGACGCCGAATGGAATCACACCACGTCACTTGATGGCGTGTGGGTTGAGGGAGTGGATCAACTTTCACATGCCACACTTTCACCAACGACCGGGACGTTCACGCTTTCAAGCACTTACTATACACCAGGCGATAACGTAACAGCCTCCTTCACCGTGTCGCCGTCTAATGGTGTTGAGATTATAAAAGACATCATCACTAACTACGACAAGAAACCATATCTCAATTCATTTTGGAATGTCAACGCCGTAAACGTGGCCTCGGCTGCTTCCCGCTCTACTTCGATATACGTTGACGATGACAAAAAAGTCAAAGAGGTAATAGAACAACTATGCTCAGACATTGACGCTGTTTTCTTTGTCCAGGATGACGGGCGTTACTCAATACGGATTTACAACGCTGACAGAATGTATTCAAAAGTAATTCTAGTTGATGACTGGATTGACGAACCAAAGATTGACGACAATCAAGATCAATTCTTAACATCCGCCGTAATTAAATACAATCACGATATTGATAATGATGAATACTATCAGTACGAAAACAAAGACTACGAAGCCACGGCATACGAGACGTATAAAACGTATAACAAGAAGACTATCGAAACCGGCCTGACTACCGAAGCCGATGCAATACTAAAATCACAGACAATTCTCGATTACTCATCGGACGTCAAAGACATCATAACACGGTCGGTTAAATTTGAAACCGATTCCGAAGTGTTTTATGACATTGAGGTGATGGATTTTATAATCTGTGATCCGTATTATCGTGTCGGGGGAACGCCGGATTATAAAGTTTATGAAATTTTGAATCCTAAAAAGATTCCTGATAAATACGAAATTGAACTAACTATGCGTTATGTGAAGGCCGATCCGAGAACGAGCGTGACTTATGATTACATAGTGGATGGTGACGGGGATTTTCTTGTTGATGGCGAGGGAAATTATATTTTAGGGGCGACGGCGATATAATGGGAAATAAAACAATTTCGGGTTACGCAAACGAAACATCTATTGCAAGCACTACCGAATTTTTAGCGGAAAAATCGGGCGGTGATTATGTGGCCTTAACCTGGGCTGTAATTTCTGCAATGGCTGAGATAGGCAAAACACGAACGGCATACAGCGAAACAGAGGCTACGGCCTTAATAAATAGCGGTAAATATTTAGAAATGGCTGATTCCGGAAACCCATCAAACGCGACGTATAACGTAACCGCTTCCAGTTATCCTTTATTAGCCGCCGCCCGTCCTGAATGGGTTAATGGGGCAAATATTGAAATACCAAACTTGTATAATAGGACCGAACGGATAAAAGGGACTGACACTGGAAACGCCGGAACATTGCTTGAAGATGCGATGCAGAGAATTACCGGATCGTTCAATAAGGGCTATACTAACGGTGGCCCAATGCGTGCTGGTTATGAAGTAGATGGAGTTTTTATAGTTGGTGACGAAACGACAAATCTTCCAACCTATGCAGCCGGTACTGGTTACGAGCTGGATTTTGACAGCTCACAATCAATATCGCCCAACACAGCAAAAACCGATGACGATGAAACGCGCGGGAAATCATTTATAGTACGAAAATTTGTGAGAGCGTTAATATGAAATGGATAACACGACAAACATATTTGAACAAGTTTTTAACTACATTACTCCTGTTATATCTTTCGTTGTGGTTCTCATTGGTTATATATGGAGCCGTCAAATACGCGACTTCCGGGAATGGTTAATTAAACACAACGCGGATATTAAAGAACTACAAGACGAAAGAGAGCATGACAGGCGTTATGTGAATGAAGAGATAAAAGAAATCAATCAGCAAATGTGGCACAGGGATATATCATACAATGACAGACTCAATGAAACACGGGAAGACGTGCGCGGGATAAAATCAGACGTTGATAATTTAAAGGTCATCTGTGATGTCAGACACAACAGATAAGATATACAACCTTGCAATAGATTTTATTCAGTTTGCCTGCAGGGAAGCGTGCGAAAATAGAGAAAATTGTAACGCACTCAATAAAGAGAAATGCCTCGACCAGTGCAGGGCGTGGGTAAAATTCATGATACGTGGTAATAAGGTATGAGATGGGAAAAGTTAAAAGTATATATAGAGCGATTAAAAGCGCGCTTATCGTTGCTTTTTTTCGGGTGTACGATCGGCATTTTGAAACAATACACGACTTTGAGAGTGCGGGTGAGGATGTCGGGGAGCAATTGTCCTCTGCCGTTAATGAGGCCGTCGATTTTACCGGGCAATGTTTCCCCGATGAATATAAACACCGATTACGTGACGCAGTGAGGAGGGGTTTTAATCGATGATACCTGTAAAAGATTACCGAATATCAAGCCCCTATGGATACCGTATTTTAAAGGGTAAAAAAGAATTTCACGATGGAATAGATTTTGTCAGCAAGTCGGATGATAAAAATGTTTATGCGATAGCCAACGGTATAGTTGAGTATGACATGGACAATTATAACGACGCTCTCCGATGGGTAGACAAACACCATTCTGCCGGTAATATGATAATCGTTAAACACACGATAAACGGCAATTATTATTATGCGCGTTATTTACACTTAGGACAAAACACGGTTAGTAAAAACGACTTTGTCAATGAAGGTGATATTTTAGGGCAATATGGAGACTACGGGTATTCATTCGGCGCACATTTGCATTTTGATTTGTATGATAAAAAATGGCGGAAAATAGACCCGTCATCAATCCTGGGGGTGTGATGAAAGAGTCAAGCAAAGAACGCATACTCATGGCGAAGGGTTTAAAAGACGTAAATGGACCCTGGGAAATGATCGCCTTTCTCTACACCTGGCGACGCCGGGAACTGTGGCAAACAATATCACTTATATCGGTGATGTTTAATATATATTTCGTTGTTCGTTATACGACAATAATCCAATTTTTAATAAAATATTTCACGAGGTAAACAATGGCTATAACCATGACAGACGCTTTAAAAAATACACTTCTTACCGCAGTGGGTGCGGCTCTTTCCGGCGGTACTCTCGTGCTTCAGACTTCCGGCGATGCAGAGGTGGCAACGCTCACCCTGTCGAGTGACGGGAGTAATGCCTTAAATACACCGTCAGGCGGAAGCGCTACATTTAAAACCATAACCGCTGATTCAAGCGCAACGGGTGGGACTGTTGCAAAATTCACGATGTATACAAGCGCCCCTGCCGCTCAATATTCCGGTGTTGTGGCGACGAGTGGCCAGGATTTAGATATCGACAATACTGTCGTTTCCGCCGGGGCCACGGTGAGCGCTGGTACTATTACCGCTTCATTCTGAGGTTAACATGAAAATTAAAATAAATCTGCCCTTAAAAATTAAGGGCAGTATATCCGTAAAAAATCCCGAAGAAAAAAAATCAACAGAAGAAAGCAAAAAAGAGTAGGGAATATAAATGGCTAATTATTTTGTAGACACGACACTTGCAACCGGGAGCAATAACGGAACCTCCACGGATGACGCATGGCAGAACATAGAAACGGCATTAGAGTATAATCATTTTAATGCCGGTGATTATATTTTTGTCAGAAGGGTTTCGGCTTTTTCTGGGGCATCTAGTAATATTGTTATCAACTCTGGTTCTGATGGCACGCGCATTAATTGGATTCATTTTTCGTGTTGGCCTCGTGCAGAATTATCTTTTACGGCAACTTTTACGAACGGATCGACAACAGTTTCCTCTCTGTCTGGAATAACTGCCGATAAAGAACAACATTGTGGCCGTAAAATAAAAAATGATGCAGATGGTAAATGGTATATTATAACAGACATTTCTGGATCAGATTTTATCATTGACAGAGAATATGCCGGAACTACTGCCGCAACTGCGGCGTGTACGATTGAGAAAGATGAACTGTATGACATTGCACAGGCCATAGATGATTCCACATGGACTATAAAGTTATCAACGTGGACCGCCGACGCCGACGATTTGCCGGTAATAGACATGGAAGCAACTGCTTATTATTTGTTGTTCAACGATCCGTATCACTGGAGAATGATGGGCATTCATTTTGTCGGTGGCACGAGTACGGGGACCGTATATGTTGGATCATCTTCACATGTTCAATTTAAGTATTGTCTATTCGAACAAGATCAAAATAACAACTGTTTGTATTGTGCCAGTGAATCAACCATAAACTTTGTTGATCAATGCATTGTTTACGGAAACTCAACGGGGACGAGTCAGAACGGTATCGCCCTGGCTCGTGGGACCAGGCTTATAATGTCTAACTCTGCCATTTATAACATGGGCGGAATGGGTATAGATTCAGGTAACGGTCACTCGGAACTCGACAATGTAAATATTGGCGTAGAGGCAACAAATGACACGTATGACGTGGGACTGGGTATTCATGACCTACACTGGAAAAATGTAAAACTTGGAAGCACAAATAAAATACTTGATGGTATTTTTTATCGTGGTCAGATAATGATCGAAAATTACCAAAAAGTTTTAGGAAATCATTATTGCTTCAATGTCAATGGAATTATGTACAGCGTTCCCGTAGTTGCTGGATCAGGTGATCCATACAAAAGATCGGGCGGGTCCGATATAGTTCTGGCGATCACGCAAAATCAATCATCTGACAGTAGGTCCACTATTTTTGACGGAGTTATGTTGTCGGCCTTTAAAACACTTATCTGGACAGATACGTCAAGTTATACATATAGGTTTTATTGTCAGGCTAATGCTCTGTCAACTACCGCAGCCGAGGTTTTTGTCAAAGCCACGTATGTTGACGCTTATGATGATACTAGTGAATATCATTATGGGACCGTTAAATCCACGCAAACTATTTCTGCCCGATCCGGGGCAGATGATTGGAGTCAATATATTGAGGTTACGGTTCAATTGGCAGTCGCCGGTTGCGTAGAATTGGAAATATTGACCGGGTTTTATGATGCTGATGGCATATTATATATTGATCCAATGGTAGTTATAAGCTAATGTCAGTCGGTGACATAAAGTTTAAAGACGGAAAACCCGTCCGTATATTAAGTTCCGGCACCACCGTTACGGTATACTGGAAAGACGGAAAGCCGTTAATTGTCCATGAATATGTGGCGAGCGGTGGAAATGAGGTTTCGGGATCACACACGCTTGGTAGTTTAATACAAACCGGAACAATGGACATTACGCAAACCGTCGGCGGATCACACACTTTACTTGGTTTGTCGCATAGCGGAACCATTGACATAACACAAGTTATTTCTGGCTCTCATACCCTGCCAGGACTTTCACATTCAGGAACCGTTACGGGAGCAATAAGCGTTTCCGGCTATCATAGTCTTACCAACCTGACACAGTCAGGGACAATTGATATTACGCAAATTATAAGCGGATCGCATACACTTCCCGGCCTTTCTCAATCTGGAGACCTTGACATAATTTACAATCTTTCCGGCTCTCACAGCCTCGGAACGATGTCGATGTCGGGGAATTTATATACCGCTGAGTTTAACGAGATAAGCGGATCGCACACGCTCACTAATTTATCACAGTCCGGAACGATAGATATTATATATAATTTATCCGGCTCCCATACCTTGCCAGGATTATCACAGACGGGAGAAATCGACGTTTCCGGGACGTACGAGGTCAGCGGATCACATAATTTTGATGGCCTTACCCATTCTGGAGACTTGACTTTAATATGCAATATTTCCGGTTCTCACGCTCTGCCTGGTTTGTCTCAATCCGGAGAGCTGCAAATTTCATTTAACACCGCCGAGGTTTCAGGTTCGCACACTCTCGCCGGTTTAAGCATGGCCGGGACCATTACTAATATTATCGCTTATGTTTACTTGTTATGCGGGGAAATTACATTATCTGAATATATCGACTGCGGGACTATTACACTTGATGCTTACATCGACTGTGGGGAGGTTGACTTATGAGCTACACACAAGAGCATGGCTTTAATACTGACATCGGAATAAGGCTGTTATATTTCAAAATAAATTATGCAACAGATATTTCCTCTTACACATTCACAATATACGGGAAAAATAAAACCGATGGACTCACGGACTCGTGGACCGGGACCGTCACATATACCGCCGCGTCAGGGAGCACGCCTGGATATCTTGAAGTAACGGCACAGCCCGACGCCACTATGAGTACGGGGGGATGGGTTTTTCATATAGTGGTAAGCACAGGAACCAAACAATTTACAGTCGGACCGTTCCCCAACGACACCGACAGAAAAGAAATAAAAAGTGACGATTTTTCATAAAAAAATCTATACAGCAAACAAACAGGCGTTAGTATGTCAAACATGAAAGAGCACATAACAAACTTATTCATTCTTTTTCTTTGTTGCCTTGCGTGTTTTTTTTTTGGTGGGTATGTGTTTAGCCGAAAGGCACAGGAAATTCGTATCGTTGAAAAAACTAAAACTGAGTATAAGTACATACGGACTGCGACAACGTGCGAGGATTTCCAAAAAGCCTATAACAGCCCGATAGAAATAGAGGGAGCCGTCAATAAAGATTGGCTTAATGTCGTGGCAAGTGACGGATACAAGCAGAGCGAGCGGGGTTTTAAAATAGCATCTAAACAAAATTGGAATTACGTACTATATGCCGGAGCGGTTGGAATAATAATCGGGGGTGCTACACTGTGGGCGATAAAGAAATAAAAATTCCTTGCGAGGTCTGGTCCAGAGTGGTGGGATTTTTCCGCCCTTATTCTCAATTTAACCCCGGCAAGAAGCAAGAATTTAGAGACAGAAAAACTTACAACGTGGAGGCGTCGTTTGCAAATAGACAAGAATTTATGGTTTCGGACGATAACACTTGAACGTGAATTTTCCCGCCGTGGTGAATCCATATCACGGGGAAAACTTCAAGACGCTTTACAAATACCGCAAGCCCAGGCCCAGGACTTAATATTTGCACTGGAAAATAAAGACGTAATACGGGCCACGCCTGACACCTTCGAGGCCGACGGGGAACGGGCTTTAATCCTTGCTGACGTTCACATCCCATTTCAAGACAAACTCTGTGTTGATGCCATCATGGAATACGGCCTAGAGTATAAACCAACCACAATAATAATTGACGGCGACTTAATAGACTTCTATCAAATTTCCCGGTTCGTTAAAAATCCACAAAAGAAAAGCACGTCCACGGAGATTGAGGAAACAAAAAAATTTTTAACTGAAATGAGACATAATTTCCCTGATGCTAAAATCCTTTATAAATCAGGGAACCATGAGGACCGGCTGGAACATTACATATGTCAATCAGCAACACAGATTTATGACCTTGTTTCCGATCTGTTGCCGGTAAAGTTAAACCTTGCCGGGCTTAATATTCAATATTTAACCGAGCCGTTCGCCGTTGGGAAATTGTGGGTGCTACACGGACACGAGAAACCAGGGGGAAGCTATAACCCTGAATACGTCTGTAATGTAATGTGGAAGTATATTCACGACCATTTCATAGTGGGACACTTTCACCGCAAGCAGCAAAAGACTTTCAAGAATATTTCAGGGCATACTTTCTGGACCGGTTCACTTGGATACTGTGCCGGGGCTATGGACTACGCTATTCTTAATCAATGGACACAGGGATTCTGTACTGTTGACTTTTCGAGGGATGGAAATTTCAGGGCATATAATCACGAAATAAGCGACGGGGAAATATTTTGATACTACCCAAAAAATTAAACATAATGTCCCGTGAATATAAAATCATATTACATGATCAATGGACGTGGGGCGACTCAACGCCTAGATATGGACAAATAATTTATGAGGACGCCGAAATACATCTATATAAAAATCAAACCGAAGACGGCCTCCTGAAGTCCTTAATTCATGAGATTTTACACGGCATAATCGAGGCTCTCAGTATAGTGGAAATAGACACCAATGATAATGCGGAGCGTATAATTGACACGCTGGCCGTGGGTCTCGGTGATACCATCATAAGGAACAAACTACTAAAATGAACACTGAAAATAAAATTAAACTTATAGAAGAGTTGAAACAATACGGAAAATCTCTCTCAAAAGATGAAGCTAGGCGGGAATTACAACAGGCCGGAATAATTGACGAGAACGGAAATTTAACCCCGCCATATCAATAACGCTATCATTCAAACTCCTCCATCTTTGCCCCTTCGGGGGCTTTTTTTTGCTCAAAAAATAATTGATTTTTTTCCAAAAAATTAAAAAAAATTTGATATTTGACTTGACAAAAAGCCAGGCGGTTAGTATATTATATACATAAAGAAAAGGAACGGAGGAAAGGAAATGAAACAATCAGATGTGGATAGAATTAAAAGATTCAATAAAGCTTTCCCCGAATTAAAGGCGGTATACACAGACGAACAGATAATCAAGCATCTTAACGATGCAAAAAAAGAAAAGCGTATAATTGATAAATATATAGAGGGGGCCAAATGAAACTTGAAATATTAGTCCTATCGGTTATAGCATTGATTTTTATTTTACAATTTATCATACGGAAAATATACTATTACATTCGAGATGAAAGGATTGAAAGGTTTAAAAGAAAATATTGTCACGATGAGTTGGTGGAAAGTCATTTCGGGTGCAGTTCGAGTGATTGGTATAATAGCATGGGTATAAAATTCGACGGACGGGAGTGATGTCCCGGCAAGGAGGAGGAAATGAGAACAAGAGAAAAAATGGAACTTGAAAAAATCATTAACAACGAATCAACTCCTGATTGGATGCGGGAATATTATCGAAAATGTCTGGAAAGCAATATTTACCCATTCAAAAAAGAGGTTGAAAAATCAAACAAAATATCTTTTAATGAGGCCGCCGTAATCCTGGGCCGCAAAGGTGGAAAATCCACAAGTGAGGCAAAGAAACGGGCCAGCCGTGAGAACGGAAAAAAGCACGTTAAGCACACATCCACCGTTCAAGATTAGTTCGGAAATCATCCCTCCATGCGTACGTAAAAGGACTTACCAAATCAAGAGAAGTGGGCGGAATCTGAGTGGTGAAATCCCTGGCAAGCAGGTAGGCGAAAGCCTTTTTCCACTGGATTTCGGCCACTTTTTTATTGTCATCATCATATATCATGACATAGGACATTGCCCGCAGGAATTCCATCTTTCCATCAATAGAATCAAGAAGAAAGGTCTTTGTGAAGTTCTTCAGATAATCCACTATATCGAGCACCTTATTAAAATGATTGGATAAATCCTTATTAAGGATGACGAGGCGATCTTCAAGGACTGTAATCTGCGTATTAATCTCATGAGCCTTCTTATCAATTTCTTCTTTGGTGAATTCATCAGAGAGATACATGTCGAGCAGTTTGGATTTTGATGACTGAAGCTCTCTGATCTTCTTGTTACTTTCTGCTCTCTCGCGTTCAGTTACAGATGACTTATCATTCATGATTTCGCTGAATGTTTTCTTTAACCACATTGAATACTGGTCGCTGTACACAATAGTCTCAATATAATCATCAAGGGCAGTTACTATCTCAGATTCTTTAACTATCCTATATTTTCCATTCAATGCTTCACAATGATGATTGTAATACACATCAGACTTAATAACCTTGTAGCCTGTATACATCATTCCGCAATGGGAACACCGGACGTATTTAGACAGATTGTATGTTGTTTCTGATTTTCGGTTTCCGTTATATCTATCATCCATCCGTGAGATGCGCTCTTGGAACAGATCATCAGAGATGACCGGCTCATGAGTCCCTTTTATCCATTCATTTTTATACTGAAACCATCCTGTGTAGAATCTATTGTGAAGTATTTGATGAACTCGTGACTTGGTAAACTCAGCATCCCTTACAGTGGTATATCCATGAGCATTCAAGAGATCAGCTATTTCCTGAAGGGTGTTGCCTGATGAATCATAAAGCTCAAACATATATTTTACAACGGCCATCTTTTCAGGATCGATTATCCAGTTCTTAAGGGAAGCTTCCCACTCATAACCGAGAGGGGCCTTGTGGGCCACACGCCTGTCAAATGCCTTTTCATTGTAACCCCGGCGAACACCTTGAGAGATTTTATCGGACCAATACTCATTGAGTCCTGATGTAACCTTGTCACCGAATTTCTCTTCCGCTGATCGGGTGCTGTCGAGAATCTTGTTGAACTCATACAGGTGGAACTGGACTTCCTGCTTTATCATTTTGTCAACTGTAAGCCAATCCTCATCATTACGGGATATACGGTCATGGTTTTTAAAAATAAGATGTTTAATGTTGTGCTTTTTTGCAAGGCGGATCATTAGATTGAAATCAATTCGCCCTGGAGACCAGGCCGACTCAGTGGTTGCAAACAGGTGAATTATATACAGGTTGTTACGCTGGGCATACGTATTTATTCCTTTGATCTGGGCTGCTTTACTATTTCCATCTTCCTGCTTCTTGGATGAGATACGAGCATAGGCGAAGGCAAGGTTCTTTGTCTTATGATTGCGGGCAGTTTCAATCTTTTCGGCGATCTGGATTTCTAATGAAGATTGCATTTTTGGCGCTCCTCTATGATTTTGATTCGTTTCTCATAGACGGCTGCGAATTCTAGTAACTGAGGAACAATCAGATCTTTGTCAAACTCGAGCTCATTAATAGTAGCATTATGGAATTCATTGTCAATTAATTTCCGGTCTTCGATGGTCATAAATCCTCCTCTAACCATCTATGACCATCCGTTCAAACTGCAGTGCCATGTCAAGCATTTCTGAGCAGTTAAAATGTATTCGGGGATGATATTAGTAAGCCCTTGTCATTTCATCTGGTGGTAATAGAACTGTACCGCGTAGGTGAAGTAACTTATGGTAAAATTATAGATCAACGGCACAGGCTGTAATTACAATCACTATTTAAGGGAGAATGATATGCCCAGATCTTTTGATTATGAAGTCGATCCAAGAACTCAATGCTGGTTGATAACGTCACATGAAACCAATGCGAATGGTTATATATCTGTTAAAAGGATAACAGGCCAGCACTATGCGCATCGTTTAGCATATTCGATAGCTTATGGAGAAATCCCGAAAGGGAAGAGAGTCTTTCATGAATGCGGGAATAAGCGGTGTATAAATCCTGATCATCTTTATGTGAAATAATACAGCGGATGGGATTGTATGTGGTGAACAAAATCGACAAACTGTATAGTTGTAATTTCATCTCCGGCACAATATCTAAATTATGCCAAGATCATTGCATTTCTGTTTGGCTCGCTCCTGTTTTTTCACTGCCTTTTCGATGAGGCTCCGGGTTTTCTTGCGTTCCTTCTCATAGGCCACCCGGAATTTGGGGTCTTTCATCATTTCGGCAAGAACGTCATCGAATGATTGCATAGGCTTCACCTTTAAATTTAAAACTACCGGCCTCGCTATCGGCTCGTCCAGCGGTTGACGTGCATATCTTTTATTTCTTAGCAATCGCAGCAATGGTGCCGAGCCTCAGAAATGTATCAATAACTCTGATGCGGGGTTTCGTCACCTTGCATCGTATCCCGGTAAGAGTATAGGGTTTGGGCCATCTTCTTTTCTATATATGTAACCGATTGATATTCTTTTAAGTAGTACATTAATTCATTTGTACAATTTTACTGAAAAGGCCTTCTTCGCTCGCTCCCGCATCTCGGCCGGCGTATAGTATCTGCCAGTTGCCAGACGAACTGATCGTACATCAGGTGAAAACTTCTCAATCGTCGCTCGGTCGTATTCAACGCCGTCATCGGGGAAATCGCTATGGAGTATCTCTCTTTCCTGAATGGTGAGCTTCTCATTCATGACTCGTTCTCCGGTTGATCGAACTGTGAGATGGGTTTTATTTATTCTTCTTCGTGCTCTTGCTGGTTTTAGTATTATCAGGATCGACAGTGATCTTTCTAACCCGCAATCCTTTTACCTCTTCGCCCTTTTCGTAACGAATAGCATCTTTGAGTGCCGCGATTATTTGTTCACCGATCGATGTATGCTTCTACTTCACTGTGGCTACCTAATATTAGTTTCAGCGCCCTGACTTTCTCTCGCCATGCTAGATATTCTTTGTCCTCACCGATATCGGGAAAATCCATATCTATGACGTCGTCGATGCAGGATATCTTCAGTTCTCTGGTGATTTCCCGTATGGATGCCGAGCTGAGTGATGATTTCGGTTGTTTATTCATGATTTTTCCTATCTCTACAGGTCCAGGGTCACCAATTCCCAGTCAGCAATGTTGCTTTTTCAACAGGGGCCATAATCTCTGCGCAGTGTCGTTTACAGCCACTTCAAAGCTTCATCAATCCGTTTTGACGCCTCTTTCGGGTCGAGGTGTCCGGAGTCTTCAGGACGTATGTCCTTGCATGGTTTGATCCCCAGCATTGTATGGAAAGCTTCTTGCTCCGGCAACAGGGCTCTGCGGAATTCCAGATACTTTTTTCCTTTCTTGGTGAACGCCAT